CACCGCTCAATCTTGTTTCCCACTCACGACGTATTGCCTCACGTTCTTCTTTCTGTGGAATACCATTCAAAAAGTTAATGATAAACGAAGGAAATAATCCGTTTAATATATTGTTAACGTGGTAAAGTCCCATTTGGTAACTCAACTCAACATAATTCAATGAACCGAAGTAATCAGGCTTCGCATAGTACGAACTTCCTGCCATCATTCCGTGAGCATAGATAACTTGACGCGGTTGTTCTTGTGCTATTGAAGGATTGAACGCAGGAATGAACTCTGGTTTACCTCTTTTGCTTCTTGTGTTTGCCCAATCGCGAGAATACCAAATTCCTGTTACATCTTCTTCTTCTTTATCGTATGCTAAACGACAATTTTCAAAAGGTAGGTGGTTGATTTGTACAACGCGAGTAAAGTCCATAGACCAAATAACCTCTGCACAAAATGAACCTTGAAGTTTTAAGTCGAACGCGATGCCTTGCAAAGCGTTGTCGAGAATCGTTCCCGTACCTTGTCCCTCAATCATATACGCGATTGAATTCGTCAATGCGTTATGAATAGGGCTGTTGTAATAAAGCGTGATTAGGTGCTGTGGAAATAGATTGTTCTGTCCGTAGTTTATCCAACCTGCACGATTCTCCGTTTCAACTGCTTCAACTGGTTGGTACGCTGAAAGATTTATTGCTTGAATGTTGCTCATATTATGCACCTGTATAAATTACATCGACAGGAATTGTCGGTGTTGAAACGTCAAAGAAAATTGTTCCGTCTTGTAAAATCATCAAACCCTTTTCAACCAATCCAACGACGGAAGCATTAGTAGGGTTTATATTGCTGCTGCTGTTTTGACCATACACTTCGTAATGATAACGACCTGCATCGACCAAACCAACTGTGGTAAGTCTTATTTTAGTCACGCGTTCGTTCTCGTTTATCACGGTTACTACTTGCGCGAGTTTTTCACCTGTCATTTCGTAAGTCATAACAAGTAAATAGTGTGTAAAGGCTACATTGAAGTAGGCACGTCCTTCGTCTAACGAAAGCCACGCATCTTGATTCGCTGTATTTGTGTTTAGGTAAACCATTCTAACTGTTCCTTTACGTTAAAATTACAACACGTAGGGACGTTTTGTCCCTATGTGTGTAAAAGTTTTTTTTATTACGATATCACAGAAGAAGGTGCTCCGCTCAACTTATAAGCGCGAACGGCTGCTTCGTGAGTGAACGCTAAGGTGTATCCGTTAGCATCTCCTAAAGCTGTTCCTGTTCCTGCTGTTGCAGTAGAAAGGTCTGCTCCGTACTCATATCCAACAGCCCACCAATTTCCGTTTGTATCTTGAACGAATACAATCACGCGAGCCTGTGCAACTGTTTGCAATTCCTTGCGTTTTGCTGCGCTCAATTTATGCAACATCACATTAACAGTCTGAGTATAAAACACAGTTCCGTTATCGCGGTTGAAATTAATTGTTTCTTCGAATGAACCTGTTTGTGTTGGAAGTTCATAAGTATACAAGTCTGCATCTGTTGGACCAGCAATTGCTGTAATCACTTGCGATCCGTCCAATGTAATACCTGTAACTAATGATTGATCCAACAAAACGATTTGCTTAATTCCACCGATGCCGTCTTTGCAATCGAGTGTAAAACCTATACTTAATTCACAAGCCATATTTGTATGTTTTTTATTAGCACAAAAGAGGGGTGGTTTTTATGCCACCACCTCTCTATATGCAAGGGTTAGAATGGTAAGATTAGGCAGTGTATTGGTAGAACGCGATCTCGTCACCGAAACCGTATTGTACACCTGCGAAGAAAGAAGCTGCGAAACGTACGTTGTTAGAAAGATCGTGTTCGTACATATCCAATACCGCTACGTTGTTCCATTGGTCAAGCAAGTTAGTACCAAACCACAAGTTAGACTTCTGATAGAAAGCCATTGTGTCGTCAGACATACCTGGACACTCGATAACATCGTATTGTCCCTGCCAGTTCATAACAACTGATTCACCTTGGTAAAGGTAGAAACCACCACCAAGACCTAAGATAGCTGTTCTGTATGCCTCAGCAACGTTAGAAGAAACTGCGATGATTGGCTTCTCAGTAGCACGACGAACGCGTGTTGGAAGTGTAAGAACTAAACGTCCCATTTCCTCGATAACGTTAGAAGAAGTAATTGCCTCTGGTGAAGAAACGTCAAGAACTGAAGCGTCAGCCAAGAACAAAGTCTCAAAACCTGCGTACTCACCTGCGTTAGCGTTAACTCCCTGCCATATCAATACTTCGTTACGCGCTCCCATTCCTGCTAATACGTTAGCAATTAAAGCGTCAGTCAATGAAGCGTGAAGTTCGTTGTTCTGCTCTGAACGAGCTTCCCAATCGATTAAGAATGTGTTCTTACAAAGTTGTCTGTGAACTTGGAATTTTTCCAAAGTCAAGATACGCTCAGAAAGTGTTACCGTTCCTTGTGCGTCAAAGTCACAAGTAGCATTTGCAAAAGTTACGTTGTCAACAAGACGACGAACTACTTGCTTGTACTCGATATTCTCTTTGAAAGTAACAGCAGCCAAAGACTCGTTACTTAAAAATGCAGCGCGGATATATCCTGCTGCTTCTCTACCTGCGTAGGTAGTAGTTAATGATGTTGTAGTAGCCATTTTTTATTTATTTTTTTTTTATTTTTTAAGGTGAAATAAGAAACGCTCCTCAGCCGACATTTTAGTGTATGACTTAGAAGGTGTTTGTTTTGCCTGTTTTACTTCTTTTATTGAAGTCGCAGCAGGCTGTGCGCTTAATTTTGTCACTTCGCTTGAAAGTTCTGCGTTCGCCTTTTTAGCGTCAGCAAGTTCGCTTTCTAACTTTGCAACTAACGAAAGAAGTCCTTCAACCTCTGCGTTTAGTGATTCTTCAGCAACAACCTCAGTAGATTGTTTTTCTGATTCTACTTCAACCTCTGGAGCTTCTTCTTCTTCCATTGGCTTTAATTCAACAAGTAGACCGTCTGCAACAACTACGATAACACCTTCCGCTGTTGTGTACTCTCCGTCCGCTACGACAACCTCGTTGCCTTCTGCGTCTTTTGATAATACACGAACGCCTGGTGCCCAAGTGTCGCTGTCGGAGTAGATACTCGTTCCGTCTGCTAAAATTGCTTCAACCATTTGCTTCACCTCAACTACTTCTTCAGCAGATAGGCTAACATTGTGTTTAGCGAAAAGAGCGTTTACTTTTTCTCTTAAGTTCATAATTCTGTTAATTGTTTGTTTGATTAGTATATATAAAAAGAGGTATATTTGTTTCGTAATTCGCTTTTTCATAGGTGAAGTTTGATTTTAGGTTTGACGGAGGGAGTGATTACCCTCCGTTTTTTTTATCCTAAATAATCAAGTATTGCGTTTAGCGTCTTCATTTCGTCTTCCGTTAGTCCGTAACTTTTGAAACCCATTTTACCACCGTCGTTGGTAATCTTCGTGAGAGCATTAAGGAACAGAGTAGCGTCGTCGTTGAACAACTCCAACTTTAAGAAACCACCTGCTTCGATATTCATTACTTGTTCGGATTGTATGCCCAATTCAAAAGAGAAATCGTGCGCTTACTTCCGCAAACATTTCCGTTGCTGTCTTCCAATATGTCACCTGCGCTATTCTCACGCATACGATTGATAAACGCGATTGTCTTTCCTGCGTCTTCGTAATGGCTGTCGTTCCAATCCGCTTTATTTGTTTGTAACAATTCAAGGTTTCTTTCGATTGGTCCACGATCAAGTGAAGCCAACTGAGAACACTCCGTTTCTGACCACGCTTTTAGTTCTGAATAGGTCATATTCACCGCGCTCATATAGTCGTCATAACGCGCGTCTATTTCTTCTTGCGTGGCTAAAGTCAAAAGTTGCTCAATCTCTGCAAGAATGGCTGCGAATTCTTCGTGCTTACTTAAATACATTTCTTTCTCTGCAATGAAGTTGCCTTCGATTGAGAAACCTAACACTTCTTTGTTTTGTATCTGTTTCTTCACTTCTTCGTTCTCTACTTTCATACAGCCGAACCAAGTACCTTCTGGAAGGTCAAAGCCGAAGTTCTTCGACTTGTCGTTTTCACCTTCAATGATCCACGTCTCAACCAACGAAACACCGTCAACCACTTTCGCGTGTTCAACTGTTGCGTTGTTCGTCTTGTTTTGCTTTAAGTAATTGTAAGCAATTGCTCTGATTGTTTCCTTTGAATACTTAACGTAATACTCCTCGTCTGTTTCGTCGTTGCGTCTATAAATCAGTTGGTCGGGAATTAATAACGCTCCGTACAAAAGACCTCTAAAATCTTCTTTGAACTTAACAACGTGTTGTTCGCTTAACGCTACAAAGTCTACACCGATTGCAGGTTGTTCAACTACGCTGATTGCGAACACACCCAACAATCCTGCGTCGTCGATTCCGTATTCTATTACTTTAATTTTTTTCATTGTTTATCCTCCTAATCTTGATTGGTTTTGAATTAATTGTTGTGCTTCTAAATTGCTGCTCACTTGCGTTCCAACGACGTATGCCTGAAGCGGTGGTTGTTGTTGGTTGGGTTGGTTGCCTACAAAGGCGAAATTTGCAGGTGAAGGAGCAGCCGTTCCTCCGTCTCCACCACCTGCGCTCATATTTGTTCCAGAAGGTGCACTTGCGTTTCCGTATTCCGTCTTGCTAATCTTTAACACGTTAGCTAAGCCCATTGCTCCAACGATTGACGCTTGAACAATACGCGCTGTTGTCGAGGGCATTGTCTTGTCGTTTAACGCTCTATTAATACCACCGTAAGTATCGATAACAGCAGATGCAAGATTCAACGCTTTTTGTATTTGGAATTGTTTCTTCGATTGTTGTTGTCCTTTCTTTGTAAACGCTTCGTTCAATGCAATCAAAGCATCTATTCCACTTGATGCTATGCTTAAACGTGCGTTAAACGCTTCTTCTTCTTTCTTTAATTCGTCTTGTGAGTTTTGTGCTTTTAATGCTGTTAATTTGGAATGACCTTCCATTTCAGCAAGAAGTTTAGCATCTGCTTTTTTCTTTTCTCTTGCCTTTAAGTCTTCATAAGTAATAGAAGCCATACGGTCATCTTCGGCTTCTAATTCTTCGTTTAACTTTTTACGACGCTCCAACTCTTTTTCGTCGGCTTCTTTTTGCAATCTTTCTTTATCGTCATTCTCTTTTTTTATTGCTGCTTTCCTGTCGTCTGCTGCTTTCTTATCCATATCTTTCACAGCCAACTTCAACCCAGCATAGTCGTTTTCCATTGTAGCAATGGCGTCTTTATTTTCTTGAATTGTTTTATTCAATTCAGTTTCCAATTCCTGCGGATCAATCAACAATCCTGCGGCTAAATCTGTGAAGCCTTCCGCAAGTTTGGAATCTACTCCTATTGTCTTTGCTATCTCATCAACAGCGGTTAAAAGAAGCTGAAGCGGTGCGGTAAGAAAGCGAATAATTCCTTCGAGAATCTCTCTATTTCTTTTAGCCGTTTGAACCTGCGTGATTGCTTGTTTCTCCGTTATTGCTAACTGTGCCTTTCTATCTGCAATAGCTGTTTCTAACGCTTTAATTTTAATGTTAAGAATCTCGCGTTCGCTCTTACCTTGTAGCTTTAATATGTTGGCTTGTTTGTCAATGTTTTCGTATGCCTTCTGCGATGCGTCAGCTTTTGCTTTTGACAACGCAAGACTTTCACGCTCTTGCTCGTTTATTCCAGACAAACCACTTTCAACAGAAGGAAATAGTTTTATTAAGTCGTCGAAGTTTGCAATGATTGCAACAACAGCACCCGCTAATAATAAAATAGGATTGGCTAAAATTGCTTTACCTAACGAAGCCAAACCGCCTATCAAACCACCGACCTCTTTTTGTAATGTCTTAAAGTCAATACGCGAAACGTTTGAACCCATATTCTTCAACGCTTGTCCTGCTCCCGCCAAGTCCAAGTCCATAAGACGTGAACCAAACAATCCAACGTTATTCGAAAGACCTTCAAATGCGTTACCTGCGTTGGCACTAATCTCTGCTGACAAGTCGGAAATGTTGTCCTTCAATTCAGCAGCACGGGCAGACGCTTTCTTGAACTCCTCGCTCGAAGAATCCATTTGCAACAACTGCTGATTCAGCGCACGCAACTCAGCCTTTGCACTTGAAAAACCTTGTGCAGTATTGTCCGCTGCTGCTGCCGTCTGATTGAGGACGGTAACCGCGTTTGTGCCTACATTAAAATCAATTGTATTTGCCATTATGAGAGTAGTTTATATAAGATAAATATCCAGAACGCGATGTTTACCGAAATACGCGTTGTTTTCCACGCATAATGCTTCCACATTTGTAGCTTACGTTTGCCGTTAGCAATGCGCCCGTATTCGCTATTGCTTTTCATATTCAACTTAATGAACTCTAAACAAGCAACCATTGCGTTTGCTTTATTTTGAACTTGTTCCTTTGAAGTCGCTCCCATTACTTATTATTGTTATTGTATCACCTGCTGCGCTCAACGTAACGCTTCCGCTACCTTCAACCGTTTCTCCTGTGTATGCTTGAACCGTTAGTGGATTAGCACCCGAAACAACGCGTTGAATAATTAATTCACGTCCTGCCGTTGTCGTTGCTGAAGGCAAGTAAATTGTTATGCCGTTTGATGTCGTATCCGCAAAAATCATTCTGTCGAAATTCGTTACAACATAGTCCGTTGTTATCGTTCTAACTGGCTGGCTAATCGAACCACTAAAGCTAACGGGTGCACCGAATCGTGTTGGTGCCAACGAAGGCACTTGTTGTGTTATGAACGAACGCGTTCCTCCGTTTGGTTGTGAGTAGCAATTATTTCTTGCGCTGTTCCAATTGTAACCAAAACGTGTGCAACAGTCTTCCGTAATCGTCGCAGGATCTCCATTCGGTGTTTCCCAATTTAACGATTGGTCTAAGTTAGCAGACACGGGTATAAGGTCGCAATCGTTGTTGATGTCAAGAACGCGAATGAGTTTAACCTTTGTCATATCTTGTTCACCTACGACGTAACCTTGAATTTCAAGAACGCGCCACCAAGAATCGATAATCCATATCTTGTCGCTAAATTGAAACGTAAAAATGTCGTTTAATGTTAGTGCGAACATTCCTTCCAAGATTCTTGCTTGTCCGTCGAATAGTTCGCGGTAGTAGTTTCTCCACCAACGATTGTAAAGGTTGTTGTATGGGTTCGCAATGATTGTGTGAATAGGTACTTCGGGAGCGAAGTTCAAATCTGAATCACTCACCGTCGCGTTCATTGTCGAGTAGTTGTTCAAACACTTTACGGCAGTTTGCACAACGTCACCGCTTACCTCGTCAAACATATTGACAAAGAAGTCAGCGAAATAATAAAGTATGCGCGGTTTTGGTTGAACGAATTGTCCTTCTGCGTTGGTGAAAACAGGAACAACTACGTCTGTGCTTTGTACAGGTGCTGAAGGTGTAGATGCAAAGGCTAACTCAACTTTTTCTTCGCCTGTTGCAAACTCGTTAATTACTTCAAAATCTGATTCAGTCACCTCATAGCGTCCGTAGATACGTCCGTTGTCTTTGTAGACTGAATTATAATAGTCTCCGTCTTCTGTATATGTGAAAGAGAACTTTGCTTTTTGTAGGTCAGTCGTTGGTGAGTACATAATGTCTTTCGATAAGTCGAGTTTCTGCGACCAATCGAGCGTGTTACCACTTGCGATATACTCAACCATTGGTTCAATGCGAAGCGTGTTCGGAAGCGTCTTATCTGCAACGAAAACAAGGTTGAACATCTTTTGAATTGACGTTATGAAATCTATTTGCTTCATATCTGGAGCGTTAAACTCCATAAGAACCGTGTCACCAACAAGCGAAGTTCCAACGCTTATAAGTTCAACTCCTGTTCCTAAATAATCAGCATTAGCATTTCCTGTAAATGAAGCTGTACAAGCAGGTGCTCCTGTGCCACTACCTAAAGATTCGGGTTGAATACTAAAGTAAAGTTTTAATGTGTCACCTTCATTTAAGCTAATTGAATAATTAGTGTCTATACTTATTTGACCGCTTAATGTGGATATAGTTATTGGTTGCCCATTAAATGGAACTAAAACATTATTTATATAAGTAACAAAAGAAGCAGGCACATTAGTAACGTCAGTATTTAAATTTGATGCAGTAATTACTCCATGCGCCCAAACTCTAAAATTAAAATTCCCACTAAAAGGTGCAGTAAAAACACCACTACTCCAATCGTTTCCAGCATCTTCATATTCAACAAAATTTGAATATAAATTATACATATTATTTGAAGCTGTAAATGTTATTCCCGAAATGGTACTTGCAAGACCAACGTTCGAAGCAATGTCGTTTAATCCCAAAGAACTATTCAAATACTGACCATTCACAAAAGGAACATAAACGTCTTCAAGTATTTCACCTAAGTAATCACTCGAATACTGCAACCCTGCGTCGTTCATTATCTCGTCGAACAAGTATTGCGCTTTTACCGCAGGGGTTAAGTGACCAACATAAAGCGGCTTGTAAAGTGGTGAGATAGGTGATGTGTTTGAATAGACAGGTTGTCCTTCCGTGTTCGTTGCCGTTAAGTTCCACTTGTCGCACAACGTTAATATCGTGTGTTCGTTAGGTGGTGTTTCAACGTATTCGTGTAATAGATCGTAGTCCAAATCACCTGCGACAATCGATTCAATATCTTTGAGTTTCTTTTCGTTAAGTAGTCGCGCAAGGTTTGGAACTTCACCGAAGAAAACAATCTCAAATTCAAACAACTTACCGCTCTGCCAGTACAACTTCTTGACCTGAATATGTCCGCTTGCGATAGGTATAGTATTGACCGTTAGCACGGCTTCAACCTTCTTGCGGAAGTCAAACCACCCGTCAAAGTTTACATTGAAGATAGCACCGAAGAAATCTACGTTAGTCTTACTTGCAGGAACACGAAACTCCTGCGAGTAATTGCCCACAGAAGCGAAGTCGGTAATGTCCGTGAACTTATAGTTCAAGTGCATCTTCTCGTTCTCGTAAAGGTCGAGAATCGCGCTGTTTCCGTCGTTGTCAGTAAGCGTAAGTATTACTTGATTCGTCATAAGCCAACAGGTTGTGAGTATTTAAGATTCAAGGTAACGTTGTAAAGTTTTGAATAGCGTTCGTCCTTGATAACAAAGTTCTGCGTGTCAACTAAAACAGGTGTCATTGTAGCGTCGTCGTTGATTATGAACACATCATTTGAACGACAAAGAGTTTGTAACAATTCGAACTCACCAACGCTAATCCAGTCGCTATTTATTTGTAGTCCTTTCGTCGTTGTAACATATCTG